GATTTCTCTTGCTTGCCCCTTGTTAGCCTCCTCAGGCCGTCCAAGTCAATCAGGGACAGTTTTCCTAATTCTTAATGAACTAGGCCGCTACTGTTAACGGCAGGCTTCAATACACGGTCAGAAAACATGTCCAAAGACAATGCCAAATCTTGCGTGGTGAACTGTGTATCAACGTGGAACTGAGTTGACAATGTAACGGGAACTGATGTCTCGTTAAAGTCTTCTACGTTCAATGCTGGGCCAGTTGTACCAATAAATCTTCCAGGTCTCATTCTGTTACTTTCACCTTGCGGTTACTGACCATTTTCATGGCGGTTCGGATTCTTCGATCCAAACTCAGCGACTTCTTTTAGGTTATATCGCTGTTCAGACTATCGCATCCCTTTCGGGGTTTCTCACTTAGTCGTTCAGGCTGCTTTCGCTTGCCCCTTGTCACCTTCCTCAAGGCTTCCAAGTCAATCAGAGAAACTTTTTCGTCCGCATACCTGATTTTTTACGGACGTTTACTGTGTTACCAATCTTGCCACCTCAATGCAAAATTCACAGTAAAAGCAGAGGCAGGCGTTTATACCACTGCAAATTGATCATCATAGTTTCTGTCGATCTCCGACGTGAACGTGAGTTCGTTTTCCAAAACCATTAACGCCTCGTTAGTGATCTTGGATATCGTTAGCAGATTATTTGCCATTTTTCGATTTCCTTTTAATTAAAAATTGTTTACCTAATCTTTCCAGACTTACGCATTTCTTTCCATTGATGTATGGTTCCAGTAAACTCCCCTTCGGAAGTCAATGGTACATCTACGTTAGATCCGCCTCTGATTGGATTGATAGGCGCTGGTGCGTTACTCTTTCTTACAGCAGGCTTAGGCGCTTCTGCGGTCTTTTCAAACCTAGCCTCTAATCTTCCAATCTCTCTTAAAGCACTCGACAAAGGTAATCCGCTGATCTTAGTTGCTATCTCGGGATTCTCTGCCAGATGGTAAAGAATCTTGGGTCCGACATCGCTGTCTAAAATAGCATCCCTAACTTGATCTGATACAACCACATCGCTTGATGCAACCATATCCTCATAATCAGGTAGTTCGCTTTTCGCTGCTTCTAACTTTGTCTGCCAAGAGGTCATAACTTTCTGGCGTTCTTCGTTAGCTTTGCGATCAGCTTCCTGTTTGTCTCTGTTTGCAAGTGCTTTAGCAGTCGAGAACTCTGCCAATGCTTTTGCATATTCAAACGCATCGGTAAAATCACTCGGCTGTGGCTCTCTATTAGGCTCCTCTACCTTTGCAGGCTTAGAACCCCTTTCAAGCGCCTCTAAACGTGCCTCTAAATCACTAGCCCTTAAGCGCTCACGTTCAGCTTCCTGACGTGCCATCTCTCGTTGCTTCGTTAATTCAGAAAAACGCTTTTCAAGTTTCGGATTCGGCTTCTTTTCGCCTTCCTCTACTGGTTTGGGTTCGTCTGCAACTGGTTCACTCTGCGGTATATCCTCGACTACTGGCTCGGTTTCGACCGCCTCAGTAGGAGCTTCCGTAGCTAAACCAAGTTTATTAGCATAAAACTCACCCGAATTTTCGCTCGTCAATACAGACGATGCTTCTCTTTCACTAGACATAGGTTTTCCCTAAGAATTTGCCCTGTGTACCTCACAGGTAAGGTTTAGTCAATATAACTGAAAGTAATTATACTGTCAATTATTGTTGATTATTTGGCATGATAGATTGATCGGCTGCTTGCATGGCTGCATATTGCTCACGGTTGCGCATTTGTATTTCACGCTCTAGTCGTGCCGTGTCCATGTTGTGCAATAGTAAGTCTGCAATAGCTTCGATTTCTACCCGATTCTGGCTTGTAATGGCTCTGGTGTTGGCATCATGCACTCTGGCCTGTAATATAGATTCTGTGTTGTGCGCTTTGCTTGTCTGGCGCATCAATTCACGTTGTGTTTCAGCTTGTTGCTTCACGCCCTCAATGTCCGCACGTTGCTTCATCGCCAATTGCATAGCTTGCATTTGTTGTTGCATTTGTTGCACTTGGCCTTGCGCTGCTTTGAGCTTAATTTGTATTTCAGGCGGTATATCTGAATGCTCGTCAATCTGCGCCATCGGGTTCATAGCAGCCAAACGGTCTGCAATGGTGTCTGCGCCAGGAAAGTCCATGTTGCGGAATACCAAATCTGCTGCAGCATTAAACAATTGCTCGTTGCCCTGTAGCAATGGCATCATGGCTTCAACCGCTTCCTGGCGCTTGGAGTTGTAACCTGGCCCTGTTTCCATCACCACATCATACTGGCCTACAGTCACGTCATTTTTAACCTTGCCAATTGCTGTGCGCTCATTAATTGATATTAGATCGGGCTTCCCGTCATCTCCAATGATACGCATGATGCGCTCAGTATCATAAATTTTAGGAATTAGGTCTAATATCACCTTGCCTGTGTATGCAATAGATTTGGTCAAATTGTCGTACAAGTCAAAATTGGTTAGATCGACCTGCATTTGCTGACCGTTCAGCGCTTTACCAGACATATTGCCAGGCAGTTGTTGACTAGGATCATATATCCCAATGATCGTAGCCATGTCTGAATTAATTTCCTGAGCTGCAGCCATCACACCAGCTGGAGGCGGTTCAGGTTGCAATCTCTGTGGCGGAGGCGCTGGGTTGCCATCAATGTCAGTCTGCTTATAGCGCAGAGTAGCCATAGATTTGATGTTTGCTGCAGCCCAATCTAACTCGTGCCCTTCGTCCTGGCCCTCGGCCATAATCCATTTAGCTTTTGGTGCAAGCGCTACAGACTCAGTTAATGACGTGACCCAAAAGTTATACATGCGCTGGGCATCTTTTGCATGGCGCACCATACCAAACTTTTTGCGTTTGTCACCAATTACAACGTGCCGACCGTATACTGGAATGATTGGAATGTAATAACCAGGCCAATCACGCTCCTCTAGCACCGATATCGCAGTTATTTTTTTCCACTTAATCGTGCGCTTAATAGATTTACGCTCGTTAACCACGAATAAACCCGCACGCTCAATGCGCTCAAAGAAGTCTTTACCTTCGGCAAACCGTGTAGAACCATCTGAGAGCTGATATAGCGTTGCGGGTTCTCTTACTGTGTACCAATACTCTGCTACTCTTATGTCTTCTTTGGTAATCCATTCGCTTTGCGTATCTCCAGTTCCACGGCTTAAAAATGATGTTTCATCCACGTCAGGGTACAGCTCCCTGAATGTGGTCTTAGGCATCATTGTAGTTATTAAACAACGCTCTTGGTCTGATCCATCGACCGCAATGCTATTCGGGTCTAAATAGACTGTAAATGGGTTGTCAATCGGATCAATGAAGATTTCCTGGTCAAACGAATCTTCCCGCACATAGCGGTGATCGACACGCCAGTAACCCCAACCCATTCTAACTGCGTAATTATAGGCATTGTCATAAGCGTTATCTGCATTTGAATTGACCTCAATGTGGCGAATTATGCCCTGCACGACCTTGGCCTCTGCAGCATCCTCAGTCGTGTTAGTCGCATGTACCTTGATTCTAGGGCGCTGCTGACGTTGCTGGTTAGTAACTTGGCGGCAGTAACCATCGAGCTTATTAATGGTCAATACTGGCCTAGATTCTAAATTACGACTGTTCTGGAGGTCTACGGGCCATTGGTCCCCGCCAGATGCAAACTTTAAATCCTCAAGCGCCTCCTGGCGGTTCATTGTGTCCGCATCATTGGCAAACTTTAGAAACTGTTTAGCTTCGTCAATTATTGGATCGTAATCTTGCGTATTTGAATCGTAGGCCATGTGTTTCCTTTACAACGCCATCCAGCTCTGTGGTGGTGCATAGTTTACTTGTTTTGCTCGTTTTGGTCTAGTTTCCTGTACGCCCAGCGCAATGTACCTAAACGCATCCGCACCGTGCGAATACTGGTCATGCAGCGGGTTTCTGCTGAATTGCTTGGTGTCTGGATCTACTTCGTACTTGTAATGTCTGAGGCATTGCAGTCCATCATAGCAATTATCTCGGTCGAAGTAGCAGTTTCTGAATATAGTTCTTGCTGCATTAATAGAATCTGCGATAGGCGTTTTAGGGATGATTTTTGTTTTAAATCCTGCAGCTCTGACAATTTCCTCGATGGATCGTCCGTTTGATCCAATGGTTCGGTTTTGTGCATCATGTGGCAACCATAAAGTATCATAAACGTAACCGTAAGTCTGCATAAGCGCTAAATAATGGCTGATTGTCTGCTGATTGTCCTCAATATAACGTATTAGCCTTATTTCTTGCGCAATGAACTGGACAAACCAGATAGACGTACTATCTGCCCAACCAAGGTCAAAGACTGCAATAACTGGTTTGGTAGGATCATAACGCACCTTAGTGATGCGCTCCTCCAACTCTGCGCTTTGCATCTCTCTGGCAAACACCGCACCGTCCACAGTCTGCCTACACAATCCTTCCCAAACTGTGTTGTACGCTTCTGGATCTCTGGCCTGCAATGTCCTGCGCTCATGATCGAGCACTTCAGGAAACCAGGGATTGTCCGACCAGTTAACCTTTTTGCTAATGCAATTCTCTGGTGGATGTAACACAAAGCGCTGGTAAGTCGCATCTGACTCCAGCTCTGGGTTCATGGTGATCCAGATTTCAGAATCCTTGGCACGAATCGTAGGTATCAGAATATCCCAAGACCTTGCGCTTACGGCCTGCGCTTCCTCAACCCAGACAATTGTGCAGCCCTCGTAGGATTTAATGTTGTGCGGATTGTTTTTCAGGCCAACAAAGCTGAATTCTGTGCCGTTTGCGCCCCTAATTGTGCGCTCTGTAATCTCGTAGAACGCAGTCAGGCCAAGCGCAACGATCTGGTCACTCAGTAGCTTATGTACCGATTGAGATATGGAGTTCTGGAATTCCCTGGCGCACAAAACCCTGTGGACTTGCTTTGCACCCAAGATAAGCAGCGCTCTTGCGACAGACCAGCTCTTTGATGATCCTCGGCCTCCGTAGATACATTTGTATCTAGACTTCTCAAAAAGGCACTGCAGCTTAACAGGGAATTCTGCCTTAGTGATTGCTGCATTAAGTTCACTCTGATCCATCTGGCGCTACAAAAGATACTTGTATGCTTTGTATGATTGGCGAACCGTCAGCGTTTTCTATACTCGTAGCTTGTATTGCCTTACCCTCAAGACGGTCCATTAGCTCTTTAATCGCCCAAGGTTCACCGTTTTCAGCTTGCGTAACCAATTGTTCAGCGACCTTGACCAATCTATGTGGCTCTTGCGTTAACACCATGCGCAAACGATCGGAAAAGATGCGAGACTTGCTCCCATTTTTGTTACCGATTGGCGCTCCTACTGGCATATTGCTGTAATCCTTAAATAATTGATTTCTATATTACTTTTAGTTATTAGACTCTGCTTGTGTCTGTGTTTCTATCTCAGCTTTTACCGCAGGCATTTGCTCCTGAGTTTTAGCTATCATTTTCTGCACCAACAATTGCATATCCCTAATTTTGTGCTCAAGGCTAGTAATTATTAAGTTTACATCTTGGATTTCATGTTCAAATATCATTTTGTTTTCCTTGTTTATGCGTTCTACCTGGACCTTTTTTGGTATAGCTTGGGTTTTTGCCTACTTTCCATTTCATGAACAGATGCTCATCAAAGCCAAGTGCTATTAAAAGATGGACTGCTAGACTAGCTTTCATTTCTTTTTCTTGGCTTTTTCAGCCTCTCTCTTTTCACTGTAGGCAATAGCGACAGCCTGTTTGATGGGCTTGCCTGCCTTTACTTCAGCCTTGATATTTTCTTTAAACGCTTTGGGTGATGTTGATTTCTTGAGTGGCATTTTATTTCCTTATAAAACTTCAGAATGTATCAATTTATTACTATTTGGATCAAAAAACAATACTAAATTAGCATCAAAAGTGGGCATCATTATAAAATCTTGCTTGTTATTTGTAATTACCCTAACCCATTGTTCTTTTGGGTAAACATTATGTTCCTCAAAATACTTTTGGCTAAATTTTGTTACTGGCGATGCCATATTAGCAATTCCAGTTCTTAAGTGATGCCTTGGCTCTTTCCGCTGGGCCTTTAGCGTTCTTTACAACACCTTCCATTCTTGCGCAGAAAGATGCCTTACGGCCTTCATCTTTCTTGGTCTTTGGATTTGGTGCAGGCGGTTTTAAGTTTGCATTGTTCTTTGCGTTGTACTCTGCACGACCTTTGGCAGTCATTCCAGCGCCCTTTTCTGTAGGGTTGTACGTTTTATTCTTGCCAGTTGTCTTATGCTCAATAGGTTTGTCGTGTTTTTTCATTGAAACCCCGCAATAATGGCTTTTAATTTAACTATTTCCTCGTCACGGTCCTTCAGCTTTTGCATTAAACTGTTACTCAGCTCGACCCACGCAAAGTTTTGTTTGGTGCGCTCCTCATGGTCCTGCTTCATCAAAAGAAACATTTGCTCACTTACCTCTAGCTGTTTCTTGATGTAGTTGTTCATTTCTTTTTGGCAGTCTTGGCAGATTGTTTGAACGCTGCAGCAGTTGGAGCACCCTTACTGCCAGGTTTGCGCATGTGCTCTACCTTTTCGCCCTTGGCTTTTTCTTCCTTGATGCGCTCTTGTTTAACATGGATGTTGGCATAAAGCCCTGGTTTACTCGCCATCTGGTTCCTCCACAAATAAAACGTCTTTCCAAGACATTACCAATAAACGCTCGTCATTATCTTTAAATTCTTGGTATTTAAGATACTCGTCTTTGTATTCTTTTGCAAGTGTACCAAAATATATTTTGTCACCTACTGCAAGGCCCATCTCAGCGGATTCGTCACTTACCGCAACAATATGCCCTATTGTATCAACCTCTGCCGTTTGTATATACAACGTACTGACAATTCTGGGGATTGGTTTGACAATAATTCTGTCATTTAATGGTTTCATGGTATTTGCCTCGCACTGAGCTTAGGTCTGCCTGGTTTACGTTTCTCAGCCATTTCAGCATCTTTAACCAGGTTCTCTATTGTGTCAGGCAAATCAGAAAAGACCTTGGCGGGTTGCACCAAGGCCAAAGTTGCTTTTAAGGCAACTGCAAATTCTCCGCACCATTCTTTAGGGGAACGGTTTTGGTACGCTGGATACCTTTTACAGATACCAAGCTGAAAACTATTATTTTGTAGATCAAAATATCTACAGTCGTTACAATAAACACTATCCACTTTAAGTCTCCTTACTTAATTTGGCTAGAAACCCCATTGATCGGTAAATCTTTGGGGTTTCGCTTTTTTACATACTATCTTGGACGTGCTCTACACGCTTGTGGTCATAAACGCAAGACTCACCCATGTGGCCTTTGCACTCACCGACCATGCCGTCTTGCTTACCCATGTGGCTTGCTTCACGCATTCCGATGCCGTCGGCCTTTCCAAGAGCAACTCCGCCCACTAAAGGCATTTTGCGCTCTCCAGATGTATCGGCAGAATCAGCGCCTTTAGGCAATTTCTCGCCAGACATGCCTTTAGTGCCCTTCATGCTGTTTACGCCAGTCATTTTGTTAAATGATGTTGGACCCAGTTTCTTTTCGCCAGTAGTGTCGCTAGATTTAGCGCTCTTTGGCTCTTTTTCCATTTTGTAATAACCCATTTTTGTTCCTTGCAAGTTTAAAAATTGGAATTGTTATTCTCTCATTATATCGAGTTTTGTCAAGTCATATCAATTGTCACAATAAAATGTTATAAACTGGATATGAAAAATCTTCCAAATGCCGATCACATAATGTATTTTGACAAACAAATATGTTATTGGCAAGTCATTTTAGGACTAAATTCTTGGCGTTTGGAACGTAATCCAAAGATGTCCTCAGCAATGGCTGACGTACAAATAGACTACGGCTCCAAACTTGCCGTCTACCGCATAGGCAATTTTGGCGGTTGTTCTATAGACAAAGAGAGCTTATCCCTTACAGCTCTACACGAATGCTTACACGTCCTTTTACACGACCTTATCCGCACAGCGCAAAACAGGGGATCTGACGAAGACCTGGATGCAGCTGAACACGCAGTTATTAACGTACTCGAAAAGGTAATCTATGGTAGGCACAACGAAGGTATCTGACCAGGAAATTTTAGATGCTTATATAAGACTCGGAAGCCACGAAAAGGTTTCTGAGTATTTATCTTTAGATATAAGATCACTTAGACGTAGACGTGTAAGAATGGAAAACGCAGGTTTTGTATTTGTAGCAAAGAAACATTTTGATGCACATGCAATAGAACGCAAAATTGATTTAGGCATTAAGAATGGCACGGTTATAGTGTTTTCCGATGCACACTTTTGGCCTGGCATACGCAGCACAGCTTTTAAAGGCCTGCTCTATGCCATTGGTACATATGCTCCCACAGCTGTGATAGCCAACGGTGACATATTTGATGGCGCTTCCATTTCTAGGCACGCCAGGATTGGCTGGGATAAATCCCCTAGCGTAATTGAGGAACTTAAGGCTTGCCAGGCTTGCATGTCAGAGATTGAAGAAGTAGCCAAGGCAGCCAGACACAATGTGCGCCTGCTCTGGCCTTTGGGCAATCATGATGCACGATTTGAGACGTATTTAGCTGCCAATGCGCCCCAGTTTGAGCACACCACAGGGTTTAAATTGTCTGACCATTTTCAAAAATGGAAAAAATGCTGGTCTGTTTGGCTCAATGAACAAGTTATTGTTAAGCACCGCAATAAAGGCGGAGTACATGCAACGCATAACAATACAGCTCAATCGGGTGTAACAATGGTTACAGGGCATTTACATAGCCTTAAAGTAACACCTTACGTTGACTACAATGGCGTTCGATATGGTGTAGATACAGGCACTTTAGCGGACATTTACGGACCACAGTTTGAGAATTATTTAGAGCAAAATCCTGTTAACTGGCGCTCTGGCTTTGCAATACTGACATTTGTTAATGGCGTTTTATTGATGCCTGAACTTGTAATGGTGCATACACAGGACACCATCCAGTTCAGAGGCGAAGTTATTAATGTAAAGCAATATTAGATAACCTAGCGGGGATTTTCACCCCGACCTTTCCTTTATCAATGGGATATTCTAAATATTAAATTACCAGGTTAATCTTTACTCCTCGTCTTCTTCTTCTTCTTCCTCGTCATCCCAAACAATTTCGTATTCTGCTTCTGACTCAGCAACCATTTCAGCTACAAACGCTTGGATGGCAGCAATAAACTCAAAGTCTGCTGACTCAACTTCTAATTTGAAATCTTCGCCTTCAATAACAAGATTGTGATCCATTTACATTCCCCATGTTCATTTGCAAAATTGCTAGTAAATCTTAATGGGGTTTTGTGAAAGTTTCATTATCTTTAATTACAAATATTTCAAAGTATAAGTACAACAAAAGAGTTATAAAGAATGTAAATGCACCCAATAGTAGTATTGACACAATCGTCAGGATATTAAGCATTTAACCTCTTTTAACTTTTGAGTTACACCATCAAAGATAAATTCAACATTTTGTGTGCCGTATTTAGAAAACTCTAAGTATTCCCCAGTAGTTTTTTGATTAAAAATAACATTGGCAGATATGGCGAAGTCCTGCGGTTCTGTCTTAATTCTAAATTGCACAGATCCGTTAAAGTTTGGACAAGCGCCATAAACTTCTATCCAGCCATTTTTTGGACTGTAATACTCAATCTTTTCACCGTTTGCCCATGCCACTATTACGTCATAGTTTTTATGTTTCATTTACTTTGTGCCTTTTTTAATATTGCGTTAGCAAATTCATATATACCATTAGTTACATTTTTTCCAATACCAGGTTCAGGACTAAAAGTTTTAAACCATTCTTTTTCTATTTCCTCGTCAGTCAAACTTATCCATTCTTTAGGCTCACTTTGCTCTTGTTTTGGTACTTCTTTAGTCATTCTTGTCCCCTTCAAAACATTGCTTGACGTTTTGGCATACATTGAACATCAATAATAATGTCCGACATCATGCCTGAGATCATGCGTTTGCTCATGACTGGAACTGGGCGCATACCTCCAGCTTCGCACTCCATTGATGCTTGTATAACCTCATTACGGCTCATCTGCTGCGCTTGTGGGTCTACTCGTATAGGCACAATCGGAGGGTTTGTGTAAGTAGGCTGTACTGGCGCATCTAATCTTGGCGCTTGAGTTGCGCAACCAGCTAATAAAAGTATTGGAATTAAATATTTCATACAACCGCCTTTAATATACGTTGATTTCTGCCACTAGATCCTGGGCGTTTTTTGAATGTGTCGATCACCAAGCCTTTGCGCATAAGCGGTCTAAGCCTGGGAGATATTGAGCTTGGCCTTACATCAGGCAAATGCTTTTCTATCTCCTCCAAAATACACCCATCAGGAAACGCTTTAATAGCATCTAGAACGACTTTTTCCATAAAGGTCACGTCAATGCTTAGGGCAGCTTCTTTGGATGTGTCAGGGTCTGTTGCCCTAGCAAATCCACGGCTAACCATTTCACTCAATTCTGCAAATATATTAAATGTTTTCATAATTTACCTTTATTTATCTTAATTTAAAAAAATGGGCGGTTCGCATAAAGCAGCGTTTTCCATTTTCCAATAACGACGAAAGTTATTTGACATGAGGCGCTAACCCTCATTACCGCCCTGAAACTTAAAAACCAATATCGTCAACAGGC